AGGCTCATTCATAGCGCCCATTATACCACCGTTAGCTCTACTTGGTGGTGATGTTTGAAAACTTGTTTGTGGTATTGTTATTCGTTGATCTAGGTTACCTATTCTTCTTTCAGCTGGTGGTGGTGCAAACTGTCCACCATACATTCTATCTACTGCACTTTGATAATCTGCTGGATCCATAGGTTGTGCTTTTCTTGCATCCTGAGCTGCGCCAAGTCCAGCTAATATTGCTGGTAAACCTACAGCTAAACTTGTGCCGAGAGCC